ACGCTGCCGCGCAGCCTGATACAGTGCCTGAGTTGCCGAGTCGTCCTGCTGATAGAGACTGAAATCCAGCGTTACAGAACGCTCTCCCGGCGCAATCGCCCGCGGAAGTGTCGACCCAAATTCGTGCGCCCTCAGGTCCAAGGCATTGTCAAAACTGAGTTGCGCTTTCGTCACAGTGAAAAATTGGCTCGGAGCGCTCCCTAACCAAATCTGCCCCAAGTGCCCAGGCACGATCGATGAATCCAGCAATTGCACGGCTGGCTCGGCCGGAAACGCGGTCAGCGACGCCGCCCCCGCCTCGAAGGTCGAATTGTCCAATACATCACTCGCCTGCCCGGAAAATTCGAACTCATGAAAATCGCCGTTCACTTTGATCTTGATCTGATTAATCGCCGCACCCGACAAAATCCGCTGTACCGCGGATCCCGGACTCCAGTAGTCGAAGATGCTCAGGCTCGCCAGGTCCGAAGCCGGTTGATAGGTGACCGTCGGCCCAAGCGTGGCCCCGGCCGTCGCGTCGCTGAACGGAGCGTTTAACTGAACCGTGTGAGCATTCACTATCGCCGCGACAAACCGGATCTCGCTTTCGTTAGATAGTGCCTGCCCGGGTGCCAGACCATGCGCACTGACAAACGTTACCTTCGACGGATCGGGTGGCGTGGCTGCTGTTCCCCCCATCCAAAGCAGCGGCGGCGCTCCCAGCCCCGCCTGAAAAAGTGGACCGTGTGGCGGCCCTGTCGTTTGATCGGTCCAACTGCTCATGTAGGTCGTCAAATCGAAGCTCGTCGATTTCCGGAGCTTCGACGGCAAACCGACGAATGTCCGCGAGCCCGTCTTGTCCTTCCTTTGGACTTTCTCGGGAAGTTGCTTCATCGTGAGCTTGACGGCCGGGATCCGATTCACTGCTGTGATCCCAGCTACTGACCCATAGTCCTGTTCGAGTGCTACGTAGAAACGATTGTTGTTAGACGATACGTAGGCCATACTTACTCAGCTTCTTTCTTAATCACTCACTTCAAGTACAAAGGTGATCTTCGCGATCTGTATGAAGTTCTTCCCACCCGCCTTCACCGGTCCGTAGGCGATTTCGTAACCGCCGCAGAAGAAGATTCCATCACCCCAGTCTCCGCGCGATCCATCAAGTACTTGGGTTACTGCGTCTGCGTATAGTTGGGCTGCTGATTCCAACCCTTCCAATCGATCCTGTGACACCCGTACCTCGGCCACCATCTGGGCTTGGCCCGAGAAAGTCCGGAATTTTTCAGTCAGTAAGTTCGACAACTTGTTGCAGTAGATGTGCACTAAGGGATACTTCGCTCCGGTGCTGCGTTCCGCCACTTCCGGTGCCACATTCTGAGCAATCACTTGCTTCCCTGAGAATGCCGGCACGTGTGTTTGCTCACTGGAGGAAAGCGCCGCGATGCTCGCGGGTATCCCTGCTTCACTTCCAAGCAGGTCAACCACCTTCCGCGTTGTGATGCTACCGATTGACGACATTGTGTCAGCCTCTTTGAAGTAAGCGGTCGTGAACCAAGAATTGCTCTGGAGTTTGACCTTCCCCCGGCGCCGACGCCGCCACGACAATTGACGGAAGCATCCACGTATTGCCCACGGGAATCGGCAGGGAATTCTGTAGCGCTATGTTGCTGGCTGTAGTCCCGGCGTATACATTCCAGTTAGCAGCATTCGAGGGAGGATTTACCGCCGCAATTTCTAGCTGCATCCCTGCTTCCGTTGTGCCTACTTGAACGTCGCTCGGCGCGCCTGCCTGCCCGTCGATGTTTATCCAGGACACCGCGACGAAGTAACTGCCGCCCGCGCCCGCCCCTGCCACTGGCGTAAGTGTGGGACTGGCTGCCTTGACAATCGGATCGGCTACAATGCCTACGCCGAGCTGAAGATAGTCAGTTGAAGCGATGTGGCCGAGTCGCTGGTACTCGTTCCATTTGCCCAGGTACCGGTCATTGAGTTGATTGTTGTAAGCATCCCGGTAGATCGCCGCCAGAGTAGCCAGCGCGTGCCATTGCTTTAATGAACTAGTGACAACCACATCCCGGAGACCGATGGATCTCCGAATTGTTGCTTTCATGTCCCGGAGTGGATGCCGCAAGATGAAGAGCATTAACTGACTCTCGAGCTCGTCTTGCGCCAGGTTCAGCTTCGCGCCCAGATCAATCCCCTCGGTACCGGCCACTTCCAGGATCGAGTTCTCGTAATGCTGTAAATCTTGCAACCCGTTGAGCGGTCCATCCGTGAATAAGGCCATTGTGCTTTAATCCTGCTACTTGTCCTGCCGAAGCGCTCCTTTGATGGCACGAATATCGCTTTCGGAGATCACGCTTAGTTGAACCTTTCCAGACAGTGCGGCCTGCTCCGCAAGTCTCCTCGCGTCTGCGACTGCCTTGTAATGCTGTGCCACTTCCTCTTTTGTCGCCAGCCGAGCGCGTCCCTCCACGATCACCATCGCGGCGATTTCCCGGCTTACTTCTGTTTTCATCCCCGCCTTGCCGCCATCTGACGTCTCGTGGCTCACCACCACCACATGCTCATCCGCGATGTCCTGTTCGGCCTTCCGGAGTTTCTGGTAATAAGCTTTCAGATCCATTGCGCCTTCCTTTCGAAGAGCGCGAGCGGACTTATCGTAGTGCCCGCTCTCGCGCTCTGCAAATTTTCCGTAGTCTAGCTGGATACCTGCACGCCGAAAGAGTTTCGTAGTACCGCCGCGCCATACAACACATCCACCGTGAACTGCTGTGAGAGTGTGTTTGGTTGATAACTCATCACCACGCGGAGACCGAAATTGCCAAGTTCGGCGTACTCCGCGATGGCTCCAGTTCCCGGCAGGGGTTGTGGCAGGCGCCGGACTACCAGTCCGATGGCATTCCGCGAGAACGCCAGGTTGTGAGTCGTCACCGGGCCGCTGCCCGTCTTGCTCACTAGCTGTGACCGAAAGATAAAGAAGTCCTTCATCTTGCCGACCGCGCCTTCCACCAGCGCGCGTAGACCCGCGTCGCCTGCCGTGTAGTATTCGCTAAACCGCGGGATTTGTCGCAACGCCGAATAAGTTGCAGGATCCACGACAAGATACTTGCCCGCTGTCGCTGGAACCTTCGCCGCGAACAAGGCCGTCTCGGCCGCATCAATCGCCGCTTCCGTGATCGCCATTCCTGCCGCTCCGATAGGCGCGTTGGCCGTAAATTGCGAATAGAGATTCAGCATGTCGCTCTCGATCCGTTCCGCAAGTGCCACCACGGCGGGTTGCATGTAAAGCCTGAGTAAGTCGGGCACCGCGAGGACTTTCGTCACATCCGGTATTTGGAACGTCGCCTCGGCGTGCGTGTTCAACACGATTTGCGCATTACCCAAATTCGGGTTCTGCGTCTGAACCGTGCCACCCTCCGCAATGTTGTTCGCCACTAGTGTCGGCGGAATGGGAATGTTGACAGTGTCGCCTGCTTGCGCCAAAGTCGGTTCATAGTCCCGGTTAACGAGATTTCCCATTACAAGGTTGCTCATCAGGGCCGGCAACGCGTCCACCGCTACTAACTTGACAATGGCGTTTGCAACATTTGCTGATGTAATTGCTGGCATCTTTGCTCCTTTATCCTGCTTTCATCTCTTCTGACTCCGGCTATTTGGATCTGCCGGATATTGCGTCTTACTGCCCCTTCATCGCCTGGCTCGCTACCCGCGCGACCTCCTGCCGCGCCCGGTCCAATTCCTCGGCGCTCATCCCGGGGCGAATTCTGTCCAGGTCCAATCCGCCTCCGCTCGTCGTGGCCTTCTGTACCGGACCCGTTCCGGAGCCACCCGCGATGCGCGCAGGCAAAAGCTCGGGATTGTCGTTGACAAACTGCGTCAGGTATTCTCGCAGCGGTCGCTCGCCCTGGTCCCCCTTCGCGATAAGTCGCCCGTCTTCACTCCGCTGCACATCGTCTTTCACCACGCGATACGCCAAGTCGATCTTGGAAACGCCCATCCGCTGCAACTCGGCACGGACCGCCGCGCTCTTCTCGGCCTCTTCGGCGATATGCCGGCTGCGCTTGTTCTCTTCCACCAGATCGTTCAACCGAACTTCCAGCTGCTCGCGGCGCTTCCGCTCCTCGATTAGCTCGGCTTTGTATGCAGGTTCCGATTTCACCTGCTCCGCCCTTACGAATTCTTGAATTGCCTCGCGTACGACATCGCGCACGTCTACCGCTTCTGGTTTCGACTCTTCCATAGGCCTCCCATGCCTGCTCAATTTGTAGCCGGGCGATTTCTAACTCACTTGCTCGTCAATCTCCCGGGCGATCTGATCCTTCACTTGCTGCCGAACATCCGAGAGGTACTTGAAGGCGAGTTTCTTGAATATCTGTTTCTTGAGCGTCGGCGAGTCGATCCCCATTTGCATAAATCCCCGCGCGTCGGACAAGTCCGTCGCGAAGTCGCCGATGTCAAATTCATCCATCCCCGAGACGTCAATAGTCAGTCCGTCTTCTCGCGCTACATTAACGGCCCGCAGCACTCGTTTCATGCTGTCCTTCACCGCATCACCGTAAGCGCGCAACACTTCTTGCGTGATGGCGTAGTCCATTTGCTTGCTGAGCGCCGACTGCGAGCCCGCTCCTGACAGATCTCCTCCGGCCTGCGCCATGTAACAAACCC